AAATACAAAACACTTGTAATAAATTGAATATAACTTGTATAAATATTCCAAATGAACATCATAAACAAAATATAGATGCCGCTTTAAGATGTGCTGATTCTATGAATTATATTTTAGAATATCAAAAAAAAAATCATGATAAATATTTATTGTTAGATAGTGATATGTTTTTAGTAGATTATTTTGATATAAATAAATACTCAAATTATGATTGCGCGATAGTTTTACAGAGTAGAAATCAGTATAGAATAAATTATTTTTGGAATGGTATTTATTATTTTGATTTAACAAAAATGAAAAATATAGAATTATTAAACTGGAATTGTTGTAGAAATTGTGATGTTGGTGGAATGATGCAAGAATGGTTGGCAAACCAAATGATAAATACGCATATACCAAATACAAATGAAATTCGTTGGACAGATAAAGAATTTCATACAAATAAGATTTATTTCATAAAACATCTTTGGTCTTGTTCTTGGGATATAAGCGAATTACCAATAAATTTACAAGATAATATAAAATTAATTGATTTTTTTAAAAATGATGTAAGAAATGTAAATAATAAATTTTTTTGTGAGATTTATGATAATGTATTTTTACATTATAGAGCTGGTGGAAATTGGAGAAATGAAGGTTTAGTTTTACATAATTTATTATCTCAAAAATTAAAAAATGCTTTATTATAAAATCAGCGTTTGAAATGTTAAAAGGTGTAAAAATAATAATCATACTTTTAAATCTATTAAAGATGAATATAATAAAATATTACAATTTAATAAGATAAAAAATATAACTATAAATAATAGTCATATTGAATGTTGTTTTATAATAAACAAAATATATTATTTATTTGATAATTATCTAAATATGATACTATATTGTTTAAAATTAATACAATTAAAACCATATATAATAAGAGAACAACAAACATTTTTATTCGATATAGAACCAAATAATAACTATTTTTATGAAATAGATAATTCTATATGTATTAATCATATGAATGTAATATTAAATATAACAATTTCAAAAAATAATAATATACACAATAGTAATTTTGTAAAATTTTGTAAAACACAAATTAGAAATGACGTTTATTTTATTTAATCTTCAATTATTAATTTTTTAGTTTTCTTGACAACTTTTTAAATTACTTTTTTTGGAACAATTTCAATTTCTTTTTCAGTTTCAGCAATATTTTGGCTTAAAACGGGAGTAATTTTTGTTGGAATAGCTTCTTCAATTAAATCTCGAATAAATTGTTTATATAATTCTTCTAAACTTTTAACTTCATATTGAAGTGTTTCAATTTGTTGAAATGTTGTTTCTAACTCTTTAATAAGTTGTTTATTCTTAGGAATTTTTAGTTTTAATTTTAAAAATTTTTCTTTATTTACACCCTTTTGTGCTGAACCAGTAGCAAGACTATATATTTGCTCTTGATTGTTAATCAACCAATAATTTATATATTTTTTATAATCATTATTTTTATGGGTTAGTGTCCAACCATGATGATTTAAGTAGAATTTTCCACGTTCAAATTTTACACAATCTAAAGAAACCCCATCTTTATTTATTATTAATTCATTTTCACGATTATATGTATCTATGTAATTTGATATGTTTCCACCTCCATAAACTGGATATACGCCAGATGTCATTTTGCACTTTGTAATATAGTCGCCACTTTTAGTATCAATTAAACTACCTAATTCAACTTCATCACATTCTTCATTTTCTCCAATCTCTCTAATTCTATTTTTAACAAAAGTTTCTAGCTCTTTTATTTTGTTTTGTTTCACATTTTTTTCATTATATGGTGTTGAAATTTTATCTACCCATTCTTGAATTTTTGATTGAGATTTTGGAATAGGAATTTGAATATGCGTTTCTAAATCTTTTGAATAAATGTGTGGTTGTGCAGAACCAGATTGAATATCAAATATATTTTGTTGTAGCCCATTAAGTATATAATATAAATAATCGTTATTAATCTTTTTAGGTAAAATTGCAAAACAATCACTGGCCCAAACTTTTAAAGAATATCTACTTATATAACCGGCGTTTTCACCTGATGAAGAACATAATATTGTATTTTCAAGCATATTATAATTGTTATGATAACCTGTTGGTTTAATTCCTCCTCCTATGACAGGGTATTCTCCCTCAATAAAATTTTGTTTTGATAATTGTTTTCCTTTTTTAAATTCACATAAAGTAGAAATGCTTACCAAATCATAACCTTCGCCAACAACTATTTTTTTTTTATTATAATTCTTTCCATCCAATGAACAATTGATGTTTCCAATAATTTCTTCTCTCGTTGCTTGTGAAACCAATATATCACTTACGCCTTTTATATCTCCTTTGTTCTCTATAATAACAATGTTTCCAAATACTTCAGCAAACTTATCTTCTTTATATTTTTCTACTATTAAATCACTAAATTTTACCTCAGTAGTTTTTTCTTCATCATTATCAAATATAATAATTGAAGTTTTAGTTGATGTATTTTCAAATTGATCTTGAGGAACACTAATAACTTCTCTAACATTATAATTTTCAACTAAACATTTTCTTAAATCCTTGTATGTTTTATTAAAGAATACTCCCTCTTTCAAAACACCAACTGCTGTTCCACCAACTTCTAAAATATCCATTAACAACATAAGAGAACAACTTTCTTTATCATTTCCTTTTAATTTATTATCTTTCGCAAATTTTTGAATTCTAGCACTACACGAATTAACACAAACTTTTGTCTTATCTTGTTCCTTTTTTTCTTGCTTTTCTTGAGCTTCTATGTTTTTTAGTTGTTTTTGTCTTCTAATTCTTAAACCTTCATCTGTAGTAGTGAGAAGTTCATTTTTTATATATTCTTTAACTTTATCTCTTTTACTTTGAGCTTCCGTTTTAGAACTCTTATCGCCTCCATATGGTGGATTTGTAAATATATACTCATACTTTGACCCATTAAATTCATCTGTAAATGAATTTTTATATTTTAAATTATTCATATTAGGTAATACCCCAGTTAAACAGAAGAATTCCAAACCAGCAGACTTTATGACATCTTCATTCATATCATAATGATAAATTTTATTTATTTCAGTATTCCAGTTTATTAATTGCGGGTTTTCTTCATTTAAATAATTTATATATTCAGTTGTAAAACCGCCTGAACCTCCAAACATATCAATCATAGATGGTATTATTCCATTTTGTTTTATTTTTGGGTTAGCTTTTTGTAAGCCATATTTTGTAATATGTCTATCTGTAAAATAAGCACCTAACTCGCTAATTGCACTTTCATCACGACCAATAAAGTATTCATAAATTTTACCTGATAATAACACATTACAAGTTTTTTCAATAATAGTAATTTTATCAATTTCTCTTATAAGATACACAAATACAGAACCTCTAATATTTTGGGGTATTTCATAGAATAGAAGTTCTTTTAATTCACTATCACAAATTGATTGCAACACATTTCCAAAAATTAAATCTGCTAATTGTTCATCTTTATTTTCATTTGCTAATTTCAACAAATATGAAAATTCACAATCTGGTTTTTTCAAGCTTACTTTATCAAATAAACCATTTTCTTCTATTTTTTTTAATCCATAAATTATATTAAATACCTTTAATGCATTCATTCCATAACCTGCACCATTATTTCTAAGATAGTTATGTATTTCGTGTATTTTATCTTTTAATGCTTCTTTGTTTGAAACACTATTAGTTTGTTCAATTGCTGTATTCTTTAGAGTATTCATATCTTCTGTTATATCACTTTTATAATTTATTATATTTTGTTTCAATTTTTTATTATTTGTTGATGAGTTAATATTATCAATAGGAGTATATATTATCGTTTCAATTTCTTGTATAATGTCTTTAATTTTATTTGTTTTATATTTTTCTTCTAATTCTTGATTGGTTAATTTGGATAGTTTAAATTCAAATAATTCACGCTTATCTTTATGTTTTTGTGTTTCAATATGTGATTTATGATGTGAAATTTGGTCAGGTGTGGTTTTACAAATGCCACATGAATAAGTTTTTTGATTTAACATATTATAAGTTATATAAATATTATAATTTTATATAAATTACATTTTTTATTTTTTTAACATAAAAAAAGTTTTCCTAAACATTTATTATAAAAATAACCTAAATTATGTTTTTATATAAAATATATAATTATAATATAATGCCTACTCATAAAAGCGAAGATTATAAATTATCTGCGGTTGAATATTATTTAACAGAAGACAAAACACAGGAAGAAGTGTGTAAAATATTCAAATGTTCTGCACGAAGTTTGTTAAGATGGGTTGATAAATATACCATCATTATGACATTTAGATTTAATATGTGCTGAATAATAACCTTTTGAAATAGTAATACCACAATCACATATAATTTTTTCTCTTCTTTTTTCATTTATACTTTCTTTATTGTCTTCATATTTTTTCAGTTTTTCATTTTTAGTTTGTAAATAGTATTCATTATGTTTTGTTTTCATTTTATCAAGATTTTCATTATAATATTTTTTTGAATTTTCATTTATTTTTTGTTTCCTAACTTCATTGTTTATTTTTGAATAATATGTATTTAAACATAAATTGTCATTTATAAATTGTTTTATATAATTATTTTCAAAAGTATGAAGTTCGTTTGAATTAGATACATTAACTTCTTCAATAAGAATAATTTCAACATTCCAATTGATACTATTAAAATATTTATTCTTTTTTGTATCTGGATGAACTTTTGAGTCTGCTTTATGTCTATTAAATCTAACATTTAAATCCGTAATTGTTGAACCAATGTAATAATACTTAGGTTCTTCAATACTAACAATTTTATATATTTTTGAGTTATTATATTTATTCATTTATATATTATATAATATCGTTGTCTTTAAACCAGTTTTGTATTGATGAAACAATTATAAAATCATTACAAAAACGAAATCATTGTTATAATGAACTTGGTAAAAGATGTGTAATAAAAACACAAAGTCAAGAAGTATTCAAAAAATATACTGGAATATTTGCTATTTCTACCAAAGGTGTTTTAGGATGGGAGTTATATGAAAAGAGTGGAATAAACACAGATAGATTAATTGAGTTTTTAGAGAAATATATAACTACAAAGTTCAAAAATAAATTAATTATTTTAGATAATGCGAGTAGTCATAGAAACGAAAGAATAAAAGAATTGGTAAATAAACATAATAATATATTATATGCTGTTCCGTATCAACATTTTACCAATTCAATTGAAAATTATTTCAGTATGTTAAAGTCAAGATTACAAAAGTTAGATGGATTAACACACGAAAAATTAAAAGAAAATATAGAAAAGGTTATAAAAGATATACCAAAAGAAAAATATGAAAATATATTTAAGGGAGCATATAATAGAACAGAAAAATATGTAAAGAAACCATCAAATAGAACACGAAAACTAAAAAATTACCTGCCTTAAAATCGGCGTTTTAAATGTGCAAAGGTGTAAAAATGTCTCAAAAATGTCTCAAAAATGTCTCAAAAATGTCTCAAAAATGTCTCAAAAATGTCTCAAAAATGTCTCAAAAATGTCTCAAAAATGTC